CTCCTGCCGATGCTAGAGCATCGTCGTCCCAAGTGGCAAACAGTAGTGAAAGGATGGTGTTCTCATCAAACGGAGTTTGGTCTAGCATGACTCGGCACTTGACGAAGTCCCTCGTTGAGATAAGTCGGTTCACTCCGGCCTCTTCGATGTTCTGTCGAGCCAACCACAGACGCTCCCTTAGGGAGTTCATCTGTCGGTTCCCGCCCAGAATTACCGTCTCGATAGAGACTGAGTAGTCCACCGGGATTCTAAAGAATCGGTCTAGGCTAGCAAAGTCCTGAGCCTCTCTGAGATACATGGAGGTTCCTCCATCTCCGGCAGTATTCCCTGCCGCTAGGCAGACAAAGTCTCGGTGTCGAGAGATTCTCTCTCCGGTCTGAGGATGACTGATGTGGCTTCCAGCCAACATCGCATTCATGCTTATCAGAGTGGCATGGTTTAGTGCATCGAACTCGTCCAAAACCACGACTCCTCCGTTAGCAAAGCAGTTCAGAATCGCCGAAGGCGTGAACTTTTCACTACCTGCTTCGTCTCCGGTCAGGGCTGGAACCTTGGTTCCAACTAGGTCGGCAGGAAGCATCTCCTCAGAGCAGGGGAACACAACGGAGTTGGGGTAGAAGGTCTCTCCGATGAAGCCTCCGGCTTCTGGTGATAGGTGGTGAAGGATTTCATGGATTGAATCGGCAATAGTGGTCTTACCACTCCCTGCTGGTCCATACATCAGAACGGCCTGTCTCCTTACGGCTTCTGCCGAGCCCACTCTGTGGGCATCTGTGAAAGTTCGGCAGAGGGTCAGAATCAGAGGCAGAGCCTCATGAGTCAGTCCAATCTCTAGAGACTCCTCTATCTCCTCAAGAGGAGATATGACGAAGGGTTCAGGCTCGGCTTCCTGAGCATCTTCGATGCTCTCAAGTCTCTCCTCCATCTCCTTCTTGAGTTCCTCAAGCCTCGCCTCTTGTTCGGCCTCTAGAGAATCTAGGGCTTCCTGAGAAGCGGAGCCTTCGGCTTCGGCCTTCGCTAACTGCTCTTCGAGCATGGCCTTCTCAATCATATTAGCGACATCATCTTCGATGGAGGCTGTAATAGGATTCTCCGAGTCTCCCATAGCAGCCTTGAGTTCCTCAAGGCGTTGTGAAAGTTGCTCAACCGAAGGTTGGCCCTCTCCACTCCCTGTGTCGGTCCTATCAGGACTTCCCTCCTGTGGAGTTCCTGCCTCTGAACCCTCTCCGAGGGGAGAGCCTTCCTCTCCTTCATGGTCATCTTGAGGGCTGTAGCCCTCAACTTTCACAACCTCGGCGGTGTTTGGTCCCCCTTGGGGGGACCGCTTTCCTTTGGCAACCATCAGGGACTTCTCGACAACACACGAAGTGTGAACCCAAGTCGTCGCCTTCTTGGTCCTCATCTCCGGTGATGGAATCACCGAAGTGATGGGGTGGACTCCTTCCTCAATGGCTTCGCCGCAGGAAGGACAAGACTTACGGGCTCTCTCCGCTATCCTGCTTACAGCAGGATTCCTACCTGAGGTGGACCGGAATATCCTCTGCCCCGTAGGGCAAAGTTCCTCCACAGAGCGAACTGCACCAATACTTGGTGCAATCGCTAGACCCCCTAGAAGGGGGGCAATCGTTGTTATGGCATCAACCAACAGTTCTGCAACTGCTGAACATAGTAGCAACATCGGCTCCATGCCACTCCAAAGGGAGGCCATCCTACTTAAACCCTCTAAACTACTACCCTATCCTCCATCTGCCATCGAAGATGGCTGATAGGAGGGTTAGGGTAAAGTGATTTTCACCACAAAATCGGAAAAATGGTGTGAAAATTGTCGCGCTTATCAAAAGCGGCTTACCGAAGCCACTTTTGGTAAGGTCTGGGCCGGAGTCCGGTTCCATAAGAGTCCTTCACGCTTGGGACAGATTCGTCAGAAGGCTGTCGTGTGAAAGGACCACCTCGAACCATCTTGTTCCCTGCGAGACAGTAGGCTCCCTCAGGGAGCCCGCGCATCGGTCTTCGCAGTAAAACAGCGCGTGAATTGGCCGATTCGGTGATTTTTTTCACTACCTACGGTAGTGTTTTGTCGGCCCTACAAGTATAGAGAGTTAGACGGACCGGAAAGAGGCCCATAGGGGCCACTTTCCTGTCCGGCTAGGTTCACATACTTCCGGACGCGCATGAGCGATTCCCTGAACAGGGAATCTAGAAGGGGTCTAAATCACTAGCCATCACTCACTCAAGACTCCGTCTTGAATCAAAATGACCCGTAGGGTCAAAAAAACTTGAGAAGGGCTTCGCCCTTACCTTGAAATTGGGGAGCCTAGGCGTTTGTTGAAGATTTCATCTCTCGTAGAGAGATGTTGGCACTCTCCCCGAAGGGGGGAGAGGCCGTTGTGAAACCTCAATCGTAGATTGAGTCGGTTGAGTCCCAATCCTCAGGACTCCAAGGCTCCATCTCTTCCTCAACTTCGTTGAGGATTTCTTCGTCTTCAAGGAGGACTCCCTTTACAAGGGAGTTCATTACCACCTTGGCCTCATTCTCCGTCTCGAAGAGACGAGTCTCCGGGAAACTCACTCCGAGACTTTCCCTCATACCACCTACGGTGGTTTTCCAAACTCCCCAAAGAGAGTCGAACCCATCATCCTCCTCAAAGAGGAGGATAACTGTCGGGTCTTCAAATGGGTCGTCGTTATCGGAGATAACGACCCATAGGTCAATTTGTCCTCCCCAGATTCTATCCTTCGGATAGAACCACATCAGTTCGGGGTGTTCACCACCTTCGGTGGTGATATAGACCTCCTCTCCTCCTTCCTCCGGAAGGAGAGGGTCAAAATTGCTACCGAAGGTAGCATCCTTTATCTCCTTCTCCGAAGGAGATGCAGGGCGGTCGGCGTTGTTCTTCTCGTCATGGTCATCGGTCTGAGCCATGAAACTCCAAAGGAGGTTCAGCCTATCAAATCTCGTTTTCACTACACTATCTACGATAGTGAATTGCTAGACCTAGGTGAAATCGGTCAATTAGCCCCTATCTACGATAGGGGCTACTCCTCGTTGTGAAACCACTACCCCCTATAGGGGGTAGTGAAACGCCAAATCTCCGGGGTGTCGGCGGGGCTGTGGGCGGCTACCCCCTCTCAAGATTTTCAACAATTTTTTTGAAAAAATTATCCACCAAAACGGACATAGCGACCAGCAGTCCTCTGAACGCGGCTAGGGTTGGCTCTATTGTTCCAAGACTCAACTGAAACACCACCACCCACAACAGGAACATCCCCATCTCTGTGTGTGAATTGGTCACAGGCATGAGCCATAGCCATAACACAGTCGTTGTGTTTGCCCTTATCTACAATGACTCCCTTATCCCAAGCATGGGTCTCAAGTTCGTCAAGGAGGATATTCACAACTCGTCGGGTGTGGTCGTCTCCATAGGGGAATATGATTTTCTTCTGCTCGAACCAAGAACGGAGTCTAGTCAATAGACCCTGTTTCTGCACTCGGTTATTGACTGCGCTCGCTACATAGTCTATATTCGCACCGCGCTGTGCAATCAAAACCTCATAGAGTCTCTGAAAGCCAGCAGACTCAGAAGCGAATATGGGGTTCTTATAGGTCTGACAGAGACGAATTATCTCATCAACCTGCTGAGAAGGCTCCCTATCATTGAATCTCCAAATGTTCACAAGATGGAGGAATCCGTTCTCATCCTGTCTCATGACAACCATGACTGAATAGTCCTGACCTATACCATGAGCCGGGTCGAAACCAATAGCATACCTGCCGGGGTGGAGTTTAATCTCCTCCAAAACTGACTCCATACTGAGGTTGGCTCGCGTCAATCTCGATGGATATACTGCTGCTTCGTCATCAACTACACGACACATATATTCCTGAGAGAATGCCAAATCACCCATAGCCTGTTTCTGTTCGAGCAGGAACTCAATAGGTCTGAACTCAGGCCATAGACAGATAGGGTCAATCGTGGGGTCTTTCAACCATTCGTCATAATTCGTGATACTGCCCTCCATCCAAGTTTTCCAAGTCTCGTTATTGAGCATCTCGGTGTGATATAGGTCATTCAACGAGAGGGGAGTTCCGACGCAGTAGATTGAGGTTCCCGGTGAAAGCATAGGAGTGAGTTTCTTTCGGAACCATTGCTTGACGGAGTCATCGGATATATCACCCATCTCATCGAGAACATCGTCTAGAATGATACAACTTGGGTGTTCTCCACGAATAGCACTACCAACGCTGCTAGCCTTAATCCAAGCACCATTGGTCATTCTGAGGTCCCACTTACCACCGCGAGTCTCATCGAGCATCTTCGAAAGGGAAGGATGGCGGCGCAAATCTTCTCTAATCTCTTCTATCCTGTTGGCTGCTAGGTCCTTACTAGCAGAGAACAACCAGATTCTATAGGGCTTGTCTCGCCACTTCTCGAAAAGGAGGGAATGCACAGCCTTCACGCGCAGAGTAGTGGATTTACTGTGGTCTCTTGGAGCAATCAGACAGACCCTATGGACCGAAGCCTGTTTTCTATCTTCAAGAAGGTCGAACCAATCGGATATGTGGTCGCCCCAAGTGTAGCCTAACCACTCGTAGAAGTGGCGCACATCGTATCTGCTCCGTTGTAGATTAAAGTTCGTCATCAACCGGGTCAAAATGACCACCTCCAGAGAAGTAGATTGGCAAACCGGCCCATTCAACCAAGAAGGAAGCCAGATGCTCTATCTCTTCTCTGCTCAGATGTGCTGATAGCATAATCTCCTCATCTGAGATTATGAAAACTAAACCGTCGTCCTCAAAATCTGAATCTAGAACTAAGAGTGTTCCTTCGGGTTGGCCCCACTCAGCACTTGTCATTCAGAGCCTCCAGAGCAGCGACACCGTCACGAAGTTCTGTGAAAACCTGAATGCTTCGTTCCGTTGGTGATAGTATAACCATCGGACAGGTTGGTCTGTCTCTGGTGAATCCAAGAGTCTCGCCATAACCGTCAATAATCTTGTAGGAGCCGGGTCTGATAGCCCACCGTTCTCTACCGTGTCTGGTAAATGGTTCGATAACGGGGACATGGTTGTGGCCTATAACGCCTATGTCAAAATCGGATTCACCATCTTCCCACATCTTCTTCACTACCCTAGCAGGATGTAGTGCGCTATTACCCCTTCGCTGGTGACGGACTGACACATAGTATGCCTGACTACCGATTAACAACTTGATATTGAGTTCATTAGAGTGATACAATATACCCTTTTCTTTGAGAATCTGACCAAGCGGGTCAAAGTCAGTTAGGCCGCTAGTCCAAAGGTCGTGATTGCCCGCGACAACAGCGACAATCTTCTCATCGAACAAGTTGAGGTAGTGGTAAGCCAACTTCCATTGGACACTAGGGGGGATTCTCTGCCTCATCGCGGGTTTTGCTTTATCAACCATGAAGTTATCAACGAAGTCTCCGCCGTGAATCACAAACAAGTTGTCTGTTGCCGCAATCAGTTCGGCGTCTCTTCTCATCTGCTCATGGTCAGTATAGGAGTTGCCTATGTGTTGGTCGCTAGCGAACGCAACGCCGATATAACCGCCCTTGTTGAATGATACTTCTGCCCACCTAGAGTCTTGATGAGCCAATAGTGATTCTCTAGTTGTGTCTTCGACCTGTTTCCACAACTGCTCTATGTCCTTCTCTGGGGAGTCTAAGTGAACAGTTTCGAAGTGGGTAAATGACTTCTGTGTAATCGCCCCTCGATATTTGGCGTTTTCAATTCTCTTCTCCCAAGCCCCAACGGTAATGTCAGGTCTCTGTTTGTTGAGCCTACGAGCGAGTTCCTTCCAAGAACCATCCCAATGTAATGGGATAAGTTCGTTGGCATCTGCTCTCTTTGGAACTTCATCAGGAAACTTCTCCTTGAAGGACTTGATGTGGTATCTCCACCCATGAACGCTTCTCCAATCCTCAGTCTCCGCTAATCTTTGTGCGAAATCGTAGTCTGAGGAAGCCTCAACCCACCAACTCATCTTGTCCCGTATTACAGTCTCCTCGCGCTGTCCCATTGGTAAGTTCTAGGTGTGGCTTGCCTTATCAAGTTTGATTCTTTATGCAATGGAAACAATTGAAAACATAATACAGGCTTGCTGTATCACGATTCTCGAATTGTTTAATTTCTCTATAGGACATTTAGAGAATTAGTATAGCCCTAACCTAAAACCTACTATAGGAAATAGAAACAATTGGCAAACCGCACGACGGAGAGCCTCTATTCTTTCTGACAGAATTAAGACGCCAAAACAATAAACAGTTAAGTTTCGCTGGCTACTCGCTACAACATGGACGAAACGGCGTTGGCTTTGATGGCCCGCCTAGATAATGTCCGAGACGATGTGACAGACCTCAGATTCGAGGTTTCCAAGGCACTAGACGCCCATGAGGACCACACAGAACGGCTGAAAGTGCTTGAAAACCTGTCTGAGCAGGTAGTTGAGGACATTCGGGTGATTAAGGATGGACCTCTATATTCCGTTGATAAGTTCATCACAAAGCGTGTAGCACAGACAACCGGAGGCTTTGGAGTGCTACTATACATCGCATATACGCTGATATGATGCCCCCAAAGGCTATAAATCGCCAACAATCTCGCTAAATCATGGGCATAATGGACATTTTCCGTCGAAAACCCACCGAAAAGGCATATTTTTCAGGAATTGTTGGCGATAAACGCGACGCATTCCGCCCTGCGAGCGAAAATCCGATGATTTTAGCAGCCGCAGCAGGTCTAAGCGACATAATGACGGACACAAATAGGCTCAGAACCAACTCAAACTTCACTACAGACTTCGATTTGTATGATTCTATGCTCGAATTGGACCCAGAACTCAATGGTGCGGTGCGTGCAGTCAGTCTAACAGCCAATTCCTACTCAATAGACTACCGATTGGCGAAAAACGCTACTATACGCGAGCATATCCGCCTTCTAGTTGAGGAGACACTCGATTTTGACGACTTTCTCATCAATGCCATGCGAAACCTCATGGTATATGGCAACGACATAAACAAACTCGTTGGGACTAGCAGCGAGGGCATCCAAATGGTGCAATCTCTACCAATCAACCAGATTACGATTAGTGATGGTCGTCCAGCAACTCAACCAGCAGACCAAGCGAACCCAATTCTCGAATCCAACGACTACATACTGCGTGAGACTCAACAAACCGAGGAACGCTTCTCCGGTGAGGAGATTTTACACATCAAGATAGACTACAGAAGCAATTGGTTCCTAGATTCACAGAATAAGTGGTCGTATGGTATATGGGGAGCATCTCGCTTTTCATCATTGAAGCAAGCCATACGCGCCAAGTATAACACAATCAACAACCGAATTGCGTTGGAGGAATCCATGACAAAACAGTTCATCACGATAGACATGAGCGCAGTTGAACACATTACTGACCCGGATGAACAGAGGAACAGGCTCATTCACATTATGGATGAGGTTATCACAACGCTAGAGGGATTGAGAGGCGACCAGATTCCGATTTTCCCAGACTACATCACTATCCACCATACCGACACGCGCAACACTCTGCCAGACAGCACTAACTTCCTAGACACCGTGAACGCTGATATTGCTGCTGTGCTACAGGTTCCAAGAGTTGCCGCAGGTCAGGAGCGAGGTTCAACCTTCGCTGCAACATACAACGCTAGTATGTGGGCGACTAATGCTATCCGCAGACTGCAACAGATTTTGGCTCAAGCAGTTCAGGATTTGTTCAGCACTCACATTACACTACTCATGGGCGAGCATTCCATGAAGGACCTACCGAAGTTGGTTTTCGACCCAATAGAGGAGGAGACACCAATGCTACGAATGCAGAGGGCTTCCCTAGGAAAGAGTAGTGGCCTACTTACTCTAAACCAAAGCCTTGAAATCCTAGATATTCCACCCATAGGACCGGAGGGTGATGTTAGAGGAGGTTCTGAGCAGTTCGATATTGGAGAAACACCAAGAGAGAACAGTCAGCCCGGAGCAACCGACACAATCCAAGAGGAAGAAGAGGGAGAAGTCCCAGAGGTGTTGGAGGATGACTGATGGTGAGCCTATTTGTCCTTCCTGCGGCCACGATTCTGATTCTAGCAGTTCTTACCACAGCGTTCTATCAGAATATAGGGGAGATTAGAATTATGAAGGGTAGGTCATTCAACGATTTCTTCATGGCTATTCTCGGAATACCAATTGTCCTCGCTTGGGTGTTTTTCGCCTGTTATGTGATATGGTCTGGTATCAAGAACCCAGCAGTAATAGGAGATTTGGATGGTTACACAACACTCATCGCTATCATAGGAGGTCCGGCGTTGTTAATAATTAAGGATGCTCTCGATATGTGGAAACAGGAACAAAACGCTGAGATTCAGTTCATGCCTGAGAAGTATAAGCATCAGATGTGTCTGATGGAAAGCCAACAGAAACACGAAATAGAGATGGACTCGTATGAGAGGACAAACGGCCACGATGGTGAGGTTTGACCGAAACTACGAAATGTCGCTACGCTCTACTAAAACCGATGGGGATAACAGGCGAATACGACGGCCAACTAGACTTAGCAGAGGGATTGGATTTTCTACTAAATGGAGGGGATGTAGAGTTCTGCTACATGGAGGTTCATGGAGATGACTACAGACCATTCTGCCTCGACCCCCAATGGAACGGAATCATGGGTAGTAGCCCAGAGGAACTTGGCTTCACACTCTATGTCGGTGTCCTCCTCTGTGTCGGACTTTACTTCACGGTAAGGATGTTTCTTGAAGGTTATCTCAACCGAAAGAATTGATAAGTCAGTCTAAGTCTCCTAGGCACATGGTTTGCGGATGCGATGAAAAAATGACAGCAAACGAGTTTGCCAAGAAAGTCCTAATGTTGCTTGATAGTAGCGAAAACCAAGAGGCAGACGAGGACTCTGGTTATGCCCCTAACTGTAAAGAGGGCTACGAAGAGAAAGACGGAGAGTGCGTGCCAATAGCAGTCACTTGTTCCGTATCTCTTGAGAGTGTCGAAACCCGCATAGAGGCATCCACAGGTAAGTCAGTAATCGAAATCACAGGAGTGGCTTTCCATGAAGGGTTTAACGCCAACAATTGGAAACTAACTCGACAGGGAGCAGAACACACCGTCGCTCAGATGATGGGTGCAGATTTGACTCTAAACCATCCAGAGGCCACACATGGTGGCTTCTCACGCAATATGGATGGTGGGGTTGATGAGGCAATTGTCGGATTCATAACCGACGCATTCGTAGCCTATGGGGAGGACCCAGACAAGTGGGATGTGAGGTTCAAAGCAACCGTCGCCCGCGAGGAACTGTTTTCTGCGTTAGAATCAGGGCTTTGGCTACGAGAAGATTACGGAGTCTCAATCGGGGGAACCGGAATCCCCTCAGAAACTATCGAGGGAGAGGAAGGAGAGTTCTACTTTGCCTTCGATACTGATTTCACATTCGACCATTTGGCTATAGTTCACAATCCTGCTTACGAAAGAGCAAAGATAGAGACTGTAGAGAGGATAGAAATTGAATCAACCGACGAGTTTAAGTATCAGCCGACTCCTGCTCAGGACAATAGCGAGGAATCGAGTATGAGCGAAACCGAAGATAACACAATTGAGACGGCATCGAATGATGACGAAATTGAGTCGTTGAAAGCCG